TCTTTCCATTTCGGCGACGTCAGTATCTGACAAGTCGCGCTCTTCGAGTTCAGCGGATTTTTTGACGTCTTCGCGCTGGTCGACGTATTGGGACCGCAGAGCCTGCAAGTCCTTGATTGGGAGATCAGTCATGTTCTTTTTTCAATTCAGCGCGCGCCGTAACTGTCGCGGTTTGATATGCTGGGTAAGTTACGGGACTCACGTCAATCAGTTGGCGTACTTTTTCGATAACTCGCACTCCGTCAGCGTCGTTGCTTTCTTCCTTGATGGTGAACGCGAAACTGCTTTGTGAGATGTCGCCGCGCTTGATCATGGTGTACAAATCCCGGCCCGCTTGCGTGTCGCTCAACTGCGCCCGATAGTACAATCCGTTCTCGTCTTCGGACAGTTCAAGTGTGTTGTTGCTAGTCCGAGCCAATGGCACGCCATCATGGTTGATGAGCAACCGCACATCATCGTTGAGCACGTCAGAGAATGCACCTTGCGCAATGCGCTCTTGGAATGGTCCGAGGTCCGTAACGCTATCGAATACGGCTGCGTAACCTTCGACAATTAAGTTGTCTTCATTGGCGCGCATCTCTGCCTTCCGGTATTGCACGCCCTTGTCGGCGTTCTTCTGTTGCTTGCGCTCCACTACGCCGTCGAGATACTTGCGCACCTCTGACACGCGCTCTTGATCCGTGCCGGGAGTGTTGGTGTAGATGGCCACAATTTGCATGTAGGTGGCCTTGTCGCTGCGCTTGCTGATGTTGTGCAAGGTGCGCTTCACGTAATTAGGTAGGTGATTGTCCGTTGTCATCGCTTGAGATTTTGTCAGAGTATGCGCCTAGGCGGTCCAGCGCGATTTGATTCACTTGCACTGTGTGCGTGTCGCCGCCAGATGTTGGGTTCAATTCTTCATTCGCCCTGCACTCGTTGATGTTCATTATTCCGTTTTGCACCATTTGCGCGTAGAACTGTGAGCGCGCTTGCATGTCGCCTCGGAACAAGTCGTTAAGGCTGAACTTGAAATAATGTGATCGCGCCTCTTGCATCGTTAGCAGCTTGGACGCGAGTTCTTGTTCGATGCGTTTTGCCCACGGCAACACTGTGTGCCTAGCGAATTGCAAGTTTTGTTGCTCGACGTTGTTGTATGTCGTTTGGCTCTCCAACTGAACCAGCGCAGGCGGGACAGAAAAGATGCGACAGATTTCTTCAGCCTGAAACTTGCGAGTCTCAATGAACTGCGCTTCTTCCGGCGCGATGCTGATGCGGTTGTATTTGAATCCAAAGGGTAGAAGTTTAGTTCCGGCTGATGTCATGGACCCATTCCAAGACTTTTGGAGCATCTGCATTTGTTCAGACTTCAACGGCTGGTCGCTAGACAGGACACCCGTCATCTGTCCGCCGTTGCCAAAGTATTCGGATCCGTAGTCTTGCGCGGCTTGCGTGAGTCCTAGGTTCTCGCGGTGCAGGTCGATTGGGCTTTTTCTGTAGATGTTGCAGATTTCCAACATGTCTTCCTGTCGCACGATAGTGTTGTCTTGCAACTTGAACACCACAGAGTTGTTGATGACCTTGCGCTCCACCAAGTCCGTGTCGACGCATTCCATTGCAATCGGTATGCCACCAGCACCGCGTTGGATAACCGCGTAACCTACGCCCTTCAATACCGCGTTACTGATTACCGTCTCCCAAAAGTAGAAGGGTGTTTGGTATGGATTGGGTCGGAAGGTGCAAACGTCAATGGCTGGATGGTCCAACACTACATCCCTGCGCGCTCCGTCCGTCACGTAAAGATTCAGGCCAAGGCTGCTGAGTGTGCTGGAAATCTTGTACACGCAAGCGTAAACCGTAGACAGGCGCATGCCGGTGTCGTGGGTCACATTCGCGCCCGCTTTGGTCACTCCGTAGAGTCCAACAGCGGCCAAAATATCTTGCGGGCGATCAAGCCCCACTCTGGCGCGGGCCTGCTGTACAAACTTCTGTAAACGGTTGGGCATGTTGCAAGGTAAAAAATAGGGCGATGCACCGTTGCGCACCGCCCCTAAACCAAAAAACTAAACCTGCTACAAACTCAAGACCTGCAGAATAGGGTCTTCTTCTTGTGCATTGTTAAAGTAACAACCCATCGCCATAATCGAGGCTACAACGCCGTCAACTTTCTGACTCTCACTGTTTTTCTTCTTGGTCACCTTGATGTTGTCGGCTTCATCGCGTGCCAAGTGTACGCAACCCATTTGCCAGCGTATGACCTCGTGCGCTCCATGCAAGATGTCGCCGCGACACATCAGAACCTCAAACTGTTTTGTTGGGTAACTCATGGACGCGTAGCCTTGACCGAACGGCTGGCACTCGATGCCGTCCAAGAACGGGACGACTAGGTGCGCTATGTATCGGTCATAAGCCAGCGCGCGCAGGTCGTAGGTCTCACCCAACTTTATGATGTGGTTGCGCACCGCAATCATGTCCGTGACGTTGCCTTCTGTGATTGTAACCAACCCTTCACGCTGGAAGTGATGGTAATCAATGCCACCGCTCAGGCTTTTGCTTTTTGCCTTCTCTTCATTTACAAAGTGATGGCACTTCAAGTAGAAGCAATCCTTTGCGTCATCGCGGAAAATAAGAGCGACTGCGGTCAAATCTTTGGTGCTGGCAAGGTCCATTCCCGCATAACAGGGTAAAGTCCGTAAATGGGCCTCTGAAACGTCCTCAGCGCCGCGCATGAACTCGCTGTCGGTAATCCAACGCTCTTCGCTTGCTGTCCAAATATTCAGGTGCAATCGTAAGAAGGTGTTAATCTGTCGCGGATTCTGCTTGCATCGCTTCACTTCCTGCTCGAAATAGTCCGCTTTGCATATTGTACCAAAGCCCGGATTGGCTTTTGCCCATGTTGCCGGCTGCGTCCAGTCGTCGTCCTTGTCGGCTGAATAGATGACTGGCAAGAAGGTGTCGTCGTCCACGCTTCCTTCCTTGACTTTCTTCGCGTATTCGTGCAGTTCAAAGCAAATGGAGCTGGTATCATGGCCAGCCGTGGTGATTGCAATGACAAGCGGTTGAGTACGCGCGCCGGTTGAAGTTTTTAGAACGTCATACAAATCACGATCAGGGAAAACATGCAGCTCGTCGAGTATGACGGCATGGGCGTTGAATCCGTGTTTTGTGTTCGCCTCGGCTGATATGGCCTTGTAGAAGCTGTTCTTGTACTCGATGGTGTTGCGCAAGACCTTTCCATGGCCGGATAGCTTTGGGTTGGTCGCACACATGGCTGATGCGATTTCAAAGACGATACGCGCTTGGTTACGGTCACCCGCTGCTGAGATAATTTCAGCGCCGTGTTCGCCGTCAGCGAATAGCAGGTAAAGGGCGATCGCGGCGCAAAGATTGCTTTTGCCATTCTTCCGAGGCACTTCAATGTACGCTTGCCGGTACTGACGCAAACCATCCTCGCGAATTGTCCCAAAGAGAGGTCGGATAATGTCGTCCTTCTGCCAGTCCTCCAAGATGAACGGCTCGCCGCCAAGCGCGCCCTTGACGTGCGTGCAGTACCGTTCAATCCAATTGACGGCGTGATCACCTTTTTCTTTGTCATAGTAGCTGTCCATTGCAAATCTTCAGTAATACGTCCTCTGCGCCCTCTTCAAAATCCCACTGCTGCACCTCGTCCTCGTGCTTGGTTATTAAAACCACTGTCAAGCCATCATCGTTGTTGACGTCGTTGCCCTGCATCATAATCACGTAGTAGCCAAGGTATTTTGGCATGCACTCGTAATCATCATAGTACCGCGCTGGGCTAGACCGACACCAGACATCCGCAATCATTTGAATGTTGGATCGCTGCGCCTTGCTAATTGGCTCTCCTAAATACTTGAACTCCATATGCATGCAAAAGCCGCGAATGTGGTTCTCATAGAACAAGTCGATGTCCATGCAGCTAACGCCGCGCTGCAACTCCTTGTGTCGCGAAATCCACCCGCTGATTGGATGGAACTTGTATTCTTGTCTTAAGCTCATAATCCACAGTGTCCTGAGTCGCAGCCCCAATCCTCAAAGTTAATTTCAGCTTGCGGCCTGTGTTTAGATATGTCGCGATATGTCATCTCACTCTTCCACCTCGCGCCCTTGCGCTCTTCCATGTCTGCAAACCATTCCATCTTTTCTGGGTGTAGGTCAAACATTTTGCGCAACACAAGCGGGTTTCGATGAAAGCAACCAACGCAGTTGTTCTGCTTTGCAAACCGCACTGGCTTACCCTTCCAAAACTCAACAACCTTGTCGCGCCGAATGCCGTCATCTATCATTGGAAACACTGGCTTCTGCCAAGGCGTTTTACCATACGCCCGAAAGCCGTCTGCGTCGCAATTGTCGAGCATCCTAGACGCCCTCTTCTCCTCGCCGGAGCGGAATCCGATTTGCATCTCAACAGGTTCGCCGATAGTGTTCTTCCACCATTGGAACATCGGCTTGATTTTCATCAACTCCGTGCAGTGCCTCCAAGTGATGTTTGGCAGGCTGTTCTTTCTGAGGTTATCAAACGACTTTCCCGCAACCCATTCAATGCGCTGGCCCAAGTATTGTTCAAGGTCGAGCATCGTGTGAAGAATCACATCGTCTTCTGCTGTAGCGATAAATTCACGGCCTACCCTGTCGCTAACCTCTTGAACCAGCTTTGCGTCTTTAGGTGTGCAAGCTGGATCCTCAATGCAAACCAAAGCGAAAATTAAGAAGTCGCTCGGGTAGTTGGCGGCGATGTATGCAGATGACTGGCCTCCGCTTACGCTTGTTACTGTCTTCATGCGAAATCCGGATCATCGATTTCGGCATTGCCTACACCCAGCGCTTTTATGAAGGCGCGCTTCTTGTCGCGCAGCCTTTGCAGCTCGGTGTACTCCGGGCGCGTCTTAATCATCACTTGGCCTTTGTCGCCATGCGTTTCGTAGACCATGCCTTCCCTGTCGACGATGTCTTGCAACGTGCGTTCCTCGTCAATGATTTTGGCAAGCGTGAAGATTAGTTCACGCGTGTTCTTGTCTACTGCGCCAGCCGTTTCCATGTTGGCCAGTAGTGTGTTGAATGTGTCTTGGTTCATTTGGGACTCGTTTAAAAT